AGACTTCATGGGCCAGCAGAATATAGCTGGGAATGTAGATAAAGAAACCCTAGCCACTTTAGGGGAGCGAGTTAAACGTCAATTCACTGAAGATCATGAGTCTATGAGTGACTGGATAGAGTCAGTCGAACAAGGCTTAGACTTGATGAAGCAGGAATTCGCTACTAAGTCGACACCATGGCAAGGGGCTAGTAATTACAAAGATCCTCTCTTAACTAAGGCAAGTATCGCATTCGGTGATAAGGCTTCACTCGAGCTACTGAGATCACGCAACCTAGTCAAAGCTGACATCATAGGCAAAGATAAGGACGGTCAGAAAAAAGAGCTGGCAGAGCGCGTTTCAGAAGCTATGAACTATCAAGTCAATCACCAGATGAAAGACTGGCGTGCTGATCAAAAGCGTATGTTTTATACAATGCCTAACGTTGGGTGTATGTTTAAGAAGACTGTCTTCAATGCCTTAGAAGGCAAGACTGAATCTCATACAATCCAATATCCGAACTTCGCGATCAATCAAGCCACAACGAGTATGGCCAAGAATAGATCATTCACTCAGATCCATGAGTTCGATAAGAACAAGGTCATTGAGCGACAACGAGCTGGCCTATGGTTAGAAGACATCGATCTTTACCCTAAAGATGCAGAAGGCGACGAAGGATCCAACGAAGAAGAAGGTGTCACTAATGCGGCGGATAACTCAGAGCGATTCCTTGAGCAGCAATGTTTTGCAGACCTGGACGACGATGGATATGAAGAGCCTTACATCGTTACCGTTCATGAGAGAACTAGTACTATCGTTAGGATTGTAGCCAGATATGACGAACAGTCTTTGATGGTTAAGACACCACAAGGCAGGATCAAGAATCTAGTAAAGGCTATCACTGATCAACAGACCCAAATACTACAGAGTGGACTACAACCACCTGAGACTGCCGATCTGAGAGAATTCGAATTAGTCAGGATTGATCCTTTCCAGCAGGTTACTAAATATGGCTTCATCCCTTCGCCTGATGGTACTTTCTTAGATCAAGGATATTCACATTTACTTGGTGCAATCGTTCAGGCTATTAACACATTCACTAACCAGATATCAGACGCAGGAACATTGAGAAACGTTGGTGGTGGATTCAAAGCTAAAGGATTTAGAAAGACTGCTGGCCCGACTAAAATGAAGATAGGTGAATGGCTACAGACGAACATGTCAGCCAGAGATCTCCAGTCTAGTTTACTACCCAATCCAGCTCCAGAGCCTAGCGTTGTCCTCTTTCAAATGCTGGATAAGCTAGAGCTTAAAGGAAATGAATTCGCTTCTGTCGTGGATGCTAGTGGACAGATCACAGCTAACACCGCACCTACTACAGCTTTAGCAATTATCAACGAAGCTTTAATCTCAACGTCTGCTTTAATGGGTAGAATCATCGATAGCATGTCAGATGAGTTCCAGATACTTTCTAGAATCAACAAGCGGACATTTGATTCAGAGTTATATCAAATAATTCTAGATGACCCAGATGCTGATGCCAGAGCTGATTTTAATAATGAATCATTAGATATCGTTCCTACGGCTAGCCCTGAGATGTCGTCCAAGATGCAGCGAATGCAGCTATCAGTGATTGAGATGGAGCAGGTTATCAACGGCACTGTAGTCCAAGCGGGCGGCAATCCGTTACCTATCATTCGTAACTTCTTTGATAACATTGGAAGTAACAACATAGATGAGATTTTCCCAGAACAGCCTACCGATCAACAAGCCGAAGAAATGAAACGATTTACTGCAGCACAAGAGCAAGCGAATCAAATCCAATTAGCTCAGTTAGAATTCCAAAAACTTCAGACCGAAGTGCTTATGAGAGAGCAAGACAGACTAGACGCTGATACAAGTAGAAAGATTGAAGAGACCATAGTTAAGATCAAAGAGATCGAAGCCAATACTATTTTAAAGCTAGAGCAAGCAGAGACTGAGCAAGTAGAAAACCAGATAAATATGTACACAGCAGAAATGCAAGCGATCACAGACTCATTAACCTCGATAGGAGAGGCAAATGCTAGAACAGTTAATATCGGAAACCAAGGCACGACATAGTAAGAAAGCAATATCATCTGAAGCATTCCACAAATGGCGAAACAGCGCGGTAACTAAAAGGTTATTTGAAGACCTTGAGTTAGCTGTTATCGACTCATATCAAGATTATCTTCCTGAAGATTCCGAAGGCATTATTATCCAAGCGATGCAAAGACAGGGCGCGACTCAGTTAGTCGAGAAAGTCTTAGACTGGACGCCAGCAGGTATTTACGTAGAAGAAGATGAGGATGAGTTAGATGAATAAGATAATAGATTATAGAATTGTTAACGGCTCTAAAAATAGACCCTTAGCGGAGCATGTTCAATATCAATTAGAGAAGGGGTTTCAACCTTATTTTGCTCCCCATATTGACAAGAACGGCGTAGAGAAACAAGCAATGGTGAAGTATGAAGAAGTAGAATCCAAATCAAAGAAAAAAGGAAAAGCCAAAGATGAAGATTAAACCATTAGGGTTTTACGTGTTAATCGAAATGGAAGAAGTTGAAGCGGTGTCCGAAGGTGGGATTATCATGCCGGGAGAATTAATCGCTAAGGAGCAGGATGCTACTGACGTTGGTTATGTAAGGGCTATTGGCCCCACTGCTTATGTTGGCTACCCTGGTTGCGATGAATCAGGTATTAGAGATAAGCCAGAGGTATATGCAACGCCGCCGGGATGCTGGGGTTTAGAAATAGGCCAAAAGATCGAGTATCGACGGTTCGAAGGCAAGAAATCAGCAGCTCCAGGTTATGACAACTATCGATACATTCCCGATTCACACATCATTGGCGTTATGGAGGATTAGACATGGATATATTAGATATTAGTGAAAAGCCAACAGAGAAACCCGAAGATCCAAAGGGATTGGAAGCGACACCAGAGGTTAAGGAGGAGCGTGAAACATTAAAAGCGCCAGCTCCTAAGACTCAAGAAGATATCGCTCGGGAAAGTGGCTGGAAGCCTGCTGATGAATGGGAAGGAGACACTAATACTCCTAATGAATTCATATCGGCTGAACTCTTTAATGAGCGTGGGAAATGGATTGGCAAACATAAGGCTCAAGAGAAGCGCATGAAGGATCTAGAATCTACCTTCGACGATCGCTTGGCTAATGTTAATAAGCTTCATAACCAGCAATTAGATATTCAAAAGTCTGAACTCGTTCGTAAGCGGGATGATGCAATAGACCTAGCAGATAGGGAAACAGCTAATCAAATCCAAGAAGACATTGATAAGCTTCAGCCTATTCCTGATCACGTACCTGAAGTTCATCCGGATCAGTCAGCACTCGACGTTTGGAACACAGCCAACCCTTGGATCGAAGGCACAACACCCAAGTCTGCTTATGCTAAATCGCAATATGGTCTTTACTCTTCTCAAGGCTATTCTGTTGAGCAGACTTTGAGCGCTATTGAAGCTGATATTAAGCGTGAATATCCTGAGATCAACCCCGGTAGAAATAATGAAGCCATTCCAGAAGGCGGATCACCACCAGGCAAGAAACCTTCAGCTAAGAATATAGGCTGGTCAGAACTCTCACCAGAAGAGCTGCATTGTTATAACGTCATGCCTGGCGGTTGGGAATCTAAGGATCAATATTTGAAAGCAGTTAAAGACAGCAGGAGCGCAGCAAAATGAGTGACAAAAAGATAAAGCGTGGAAGAACAGCGTCTGATTTACCGCCCGCGCAAGCAATGAGCGAGAAAGGACTAACCGCAGGCTCTAGAGATGAGACAGCACATTCATCAGGCCGACCTGCACGAATATCTATGACCAACATGAAGAAGCTTGATATTTCTAGCGAGCTACTTGAAGACGGTTATTATTACAGGTGGTTCAAAGACGGTGATGGCAGGGTGGAGCAAGCCAAAGGTGCGTATTATGATCATGTCTCCGATGAGCAAGGAAATAATGTACTCCGTAATTACAAAGGAGCCACATTATATCTAATGCGCCTCGAGCAGCAATACCGTGACCAGGACAATAGATTGAAAAAAGAACGGGTTACTGCTACGCTTGAACAAGAAGCGGCTATTGCGCCCGGTGAGTACGCGCCTGATCAGAAAACAGGTAAAGCGGAAGGTGGAACCAGCGCAGTTAGCTCAGAAATTAGCGGCAATCCTTATAGCTAGACTCGTCAAACGGTAGAACTCCGTAAGTTGATTGAGAAAAGAGAAAACACACTCATTTTTTAATCAATTTAATGGAGGTCTACCATGCCAGGTGGATTCAAACACGTCGGATCTGATTCCCAAGGGGATATCACCGGCAAGCAAAAAACATTCTCGGTGCTCGCCGCTACTGCAGAAGTTCTCGTCCCAGGTGATTTAGTACGTATCGCCGGTACAGCCAATGCACAAGGCGTAGCTAATGTAGCTATTGCACCAACTTCAACAGCTTCAACTGGTGTCGTTCAATCAATTGATCCGACTTTTGCCGGTGAAGCACTTTCTCAAAGTCATCACGCTGCATCTACTCTAGGTACGCTTAAGGTTAATATTGACCCTAATGCTCTCTATGAAGTTGACGTTGCCAATGGTCCTTTGGCTATTACTGATGTGGGTCTTAATTGCCCCGCAGTTGTTACCGAAGCTACTGCCTCTGGTAGTTTGTTTCCCTCAGTAATGACAGCTAATGCCACCGGTGCAGCTACTACTGCCACACTTCCTTTACACATTGTCGAGCTTCGTGAAGATGCTGCTGGTGTATTGGGTAATGTTGCCATCGTGCGACTTAATGAAACCACTGTAGCGCCTGGCGCGACTGGAATATAAGGAGATAAGCTATGACTATTTCAACTGGTTCACTGCCCCGTCTTCTCCAGGAAGGTGTTGCAAATGTTTTTGGAAACTCTCTGCGTGAGCATGAGAAGAAGTGGGACAAGATGTTTATGTCCAACTCTTCAACTAAGGCGTTTGAGGTCGATGTTCAGCTAGAAGGATTTAACCGAGCGTCTAGTAAGAACGAAGGTGATGATATTACTTTCGATAATCGTCGACAGGGTTTCACTCCCAAGTACGTTCATACTACTTTTGCTAAAGGTTACATTGTGACTGAAGAAGCATTAGAAGATGAACTCTACGGTCAATTGAATGATGGCGCTCGTGCTCTAGCTCGAGTAATGAGCATCACTAAAGAGATCGAAGGTGCTGCAGGTTATACTAATGGTTTCGATGGCGCAGTCACTATGACTGATGGCGACGGACTTGCATTGTTCA